TGAACAAACCTTCAGTGGTGCTGCCGATTTCGGTAAAAAGGTCACCTGTACAATTAGCCGAAACGGTGATCTCATCAACCGTGTCTGGCTTCAGGTCACCCTTCCTCAAGTCGCCACCGCTGGTAGCACTCAATCATTCCGTTGGCTCAACTGGATTGGGCACGTTCTCATCAAGAACGTCGAAGTTGAAATCGGTGGTCAAAGAATCGATAAACACTACGGTGATTGGCTTCACATCTGGAATGAACTTACGCAAACCGCTGGTCACCAATCAGGTTATGCTCGCATGGTCGGAAACGTTCCTCGTTTAACTCAAGTTATTAGTGGAAATGCCGGCACAGTTGATTCAAACAATCCATGTGATAGCACTGCTTGTATTCCACAAACCACAATCTATGTTCCTCTTCAATTCTGGTTCTGTCGCAACCCCGGGCTTGCTCTTCCATTAATTGCTCTTCAATACCACGAAGTCAAGATTAATCTTGAATTCCGTGCCGCCTCAGAATGCTATTGGGCTAATGGTAGCGTCACCCGCCCCGCTTTAGTCAGTGCTGCCTTATGGGTTGATTACATTTACTTAGATACCGATGAACGTCGTCGTTTTGCTCAAGTTTCTCACGAATACTTGATTGAACAACTTCAATTCACTGGTGATGAATCTGTTAACAGTGTTAGCAATAAGATTAAACTTAACTTTAATCACCCATGTAAAGAATTAGTTTGGGTTGTCCAACCAGATTCTAACGTTGATTCAGTTGCTACTGATGCCGTCGGTGGTCCTCAATGGTTCAACTACACTGACCGTGTCGACGAATCATACTTCAGTGGTACACCTCAAGATCCTCTTGGTGGTGGTATGGGTGGTGCTTCTAGCTTAGTCGGAAACTTCCCATACTCACTTCCATTAACTGGTGGTGTCCCATCATCAAAACAATCCGGACAAACTTCACCATCTGGATTACAAAACTTGATTAACATTGCTAACTCTGGTGATGGTACACTTAACACCAATGACGGCGTTGGAACAACTGGTATTGATGCCCTTAACTTCAATGACTTATTGAATGCTGGTACTAACTCAACGGCATGGAGAAGCAACCTTCGTGTTTTTGACTACGGTCATAACCCGACTGCTACTGCTAAACTTCAACTTAACGGACATGACAGATTCGCTGAACGTGAAGGTTCATACTTCAACTACGTTCAACCGTACCAACACCACGAAAATTGTCCCGCGACAGGCATTTGTGTTTATTCTTTTGGCTTGAAGCCAGAAGAACACCAACCTAGTGGAACATGCAACTTCTCACGTATCGACAACGCTACCTTACATCTTACCTTAACTGCTAATACCGTCAAGGGCTCTCGTAGTGCTAAGGTCAGAGTTTACGCTTTGAACTATAACGTTTTGAGAATTATGTCGGGAATGGGCGGATTAGCGTACAGTAATTAAAATATATAGTATGTATTTTGGTCTATATCAAGTGTATTTTATGTTATGGTTGGTACGTAAATAAATAAATAATTCATTTTTTCATATAATTGATATTTCAAAAAAATATATTTTATTATATTTTAATAGTAAAAATAAGATTTTTTTAGATTAATTCATATATATAAATTGTATATGATATTACGTAAAAAAATAAATAATTCTAATAATTTTGTATATGTATGTTTCGTAAAAAAATAAATAATTCATACTACAAAAAAATTAAATAATTCTAAATTACATATACAATCATATTTTAAATTCACATTTTTCAATTGATTTTATGTGATTTCCCTTATTATATATTTTTTATAATGATTTTATGGTTACGAAAAAAATAAATAATTTTCGATATACATATATAAAATTGATTAAATAATTCTAAAATCATATACAATATAAAATAGAGAGATATTAATATATATAATGAATAATATAATGAATAATCAAATACTTATAGACAAACAAATAAGTGAATTAAGGGATGAATATATGAAAATATTTGTATCAAATGTGAAAGATTTAGTTAAAGAAAATAAAAATGTAGAAATTAATGATTATGAACATTTAAAACCAAGACAATATTATAAGCAAATGATTTTTAATATAGTTGATGATAATTTGCTTAATAATTTTGAAGTAGAATTAGAATTTGTAGAAGATAACTATCAAAGAGATATATTTGAATATTATAGGATAAATGTGAGTTCCATTCAGGGAGGGAAACCAAAGGGTAGATTTATTCAAATTCTTGTCAAAGAGAAAAATAGTAAAAAATATATAGGTATAATATCATTATCATCTGATTTATATGCTTTAAAAGAAAGAGATGAATTAATTGGATGGTCAAAAGAAGTTAAACATCGTAAATTAAATCATATTATGAATATAACGTGTTGTGTTGGATTAAGACCGAATTCTTATAATTTAAATATTGGAAAATTACTAGCAATGATTCCATTTTGTGAAGAATTTCAAGAATATCATAAACGAAAATATGGTCATTATTTAGCTGGTATATTAACGACATCTATTTATGGAAAATCAATACAATATAGTCAATTGAAAGAATTGAAATTTATTGGATATACAAAAGGATTTGGATCACAACATATTTCAAAAGAATTATATCAAAAAGGTATTCAATTGTTAAAGAATATTAACTATGATATGTCAAAATTACAAGGATCATCTCCAAAAATAAGAAGATTACGGACTATTTGTGAAATTCTAGATATACCTCAAGATTTATTAAAACATAATTTAAAACGTGGTATTTATTTTGGATTTACATCTCCAGATGGGAAAGATTATCTTAATGAAAAAATATTAGATTTTAATCCATCATTTAAATCACTTAATGATGTAGTTAAACAGTGGAAAGAAAAGTATGCGATTAAGAGATATAATCATCTTAAAATTCAAAATAGATTATTGAAAGAATCAGATATAGATGACCAATATAATAAAATGAAAAATGTTAAAAAAATTCGCAAACATAGAGAAAATAAAATTAAAGAAATTGGCAAAAATAAATATAATGAAATTGAATCTAAAAAAGCATTGGAAAGATATTATAAACGAAAAGAATTAAAATTTATAAACTTTGAATTAACAGATAAAATTAAAAATTCTTTATTACAATATGATAATTTAATATCGAAATTAACAAGTAATTATTTAGCAGGATGTTTTGATGCCATAGGTCAATTTAATAAAGAATCTAATACTATTCAATTTGTAAGTAAATATTTACCATTATTATATTTAATTAATCATAATTATTCAGGAAATATATTATATGCTGATAATTCCTCGGAAAATATTAAATATTATAAACTTGTTATAGATACTTTGGAAACTACAAATTTAATTGAAAATATTAAGAATAAAATAATTTTAAATAAATTTGAAGATGATAAAAATTTAACTATTAAGGAAAAACATCAATTATTTAATCCAGAATATATAACAGGATATTTTGACCAAAATGCCGAATTTAAAATTCAAGAAGTTAGTGAAAAAATTGGTGATGAAAAAAAAATAAATAAATATTCGTGTCAAATAGATTTTCCTGATGACATGATGGTTAATATGTTTCATAACAAAATAAATGAAACGCAAAAAGAAGATAAAATTGGAAAAGTAATTCTAGAGAAAAATCGATGGAAAGTTGAATCAAAAAGAATTAATAATTTATTAGATTTTATTAGACCATATTCTATATGTATTTTAAGAGAAATTGATATTATTGATAAGTTTTTGATGACAATAACAAGTCAGGGAACAAATATTAAATATAATTTGGAAATACATAAATTAAGAAAAAAATATAAAAATGACTTAGACAATCTTTATTCTAATAATATAATTTTTGATAATAATGATATTGAAAATAATAATGATGAGAAAAATATTATATTAAACACTCTAGAATTAGCGAAAAGAAAAGAATTAACAGAAGCAGAAAGGAAAGGAAAAAGAAATCAAAAATTACGTGAAAAGATTAATTGTGATTGGTGTAAAATAGAGATATCTAAAAACGCATTATATCTTCATAAAAAGAAATTTTGTAAGAAAAAACCAAAAACAAAAGAAGAGAAAAAAGCTGAACAAATATGTAAGGGTAAAGAAATTATTAAATGTCCAAAATGTAAAAAAGAAATGACAAGAAACGCATTAAACCGTCATAAAAGACAATATTGTCATTGATTTAGGTTATAATTTTTGTAAAAATGTTTCATAATGTGATTTGAGGTATTCTAAAGTTTGGTTATGAAAAATGTTTATTTCCATATCATCATATTTTAAATATTCTATAGATATTTTATTTTTATCTTTAAAAACAATTCGTTTTGTATAAGGATTTATTGAAAATAAATATTTGTCGAAAAGTTTATGAATATCAGTTCTTAGTAATAATGTATTATAAATATCTATTTTTTGATTATATTCTGAATTACTTACAGGGATAATATGACAACAATCTAAAACATATAATACATCAGTTTTAGAAATAAGACATTGATAATTATAAATTTTTAAACATTTGCCTCTTAATTTCGTTTGATATAATCTTTGTCTTATGATAGCTATTTTTTCCAGTTTATCAAGATTTTCAATAAACTTATCATTTTCAAAATAATCTTCAAAACAATCTTCAAAATCACAATCTTCAAAATAATTTTTTATTGGATTATTTTCATCAAAATATTCTGTGCTTTTTATATCATATTTATTAAGATATTTTAGTAAATTATAACTATTATTTATTTTATTAAATTCATGTAGTTTATTATTTTTTTCTAAATATTCTTTCAAAAGTTTCATATTTGTATTACATATAATTGTGTCTTCAGAATTTTGGGTATTTTTTACTTTGTATCTCCATTCTGGTATATTATCATCTAAATACATAAAAATTTCAGGATAAAATGTCCTTC